GATGATGGAATGTCAGGCGTGGTAACCACAATCTGCGCCACTACGTTGCTATCCACACTGCTGCCCGTGGCGCTCACGATGTAGCCGCCCGTATTCGTCCACTCCACCGTAACCCCCGACCCACCAAACAACGGGAAGGTGTTTGAACTGGCTACTCCGGTGAGGTTGGTCGCCGGAATGCTGGGGGTGTTGGTGATCAGGTTTCGCACAACGTTGGTGTCCGTCAGCGCGCTCACCACGTAGTTTGTCAGGTTCAACTGAACCACCGTGTTTGATCCGGCTGTCACCGGGATAACAACGTTGGTGCCGCCACCGTTGGTGCCGGTGTTGTAGACCGCAATGCTCCAGCCGTATCCGTTCTGCCCAATCTGCACCGTGTCCGGCGTGGCGGAGATGATCTGCGGCAGCGTGGTAATCGGGATGGTGCCCGGCACAATGGTCTGCCCGTCGACGCCGTAAGTGATCTGGTCACCGGGGATGTTGTAAGACGTGGATAAGTCAGCCGAGAACGGCACAGACGAAGAGAACCCAACACGCGGATCGTAGAAGATTGCCGCCGAACGGTATTGCCCCAGGTTGTACCACTGAAAGTTGATCTGGGGAGGAGTTACCGCCGAGGTGAGATTGATGCTCGACCGGAACACCGGCGCGACTTGGCCGTTGGTGATGCCTCCGATCAGTTGGGTAGGCGGGTTGGTAGTCGTGCCCTGGAACGTTGGGTTTACCAAGGTCGCCCCGTAGAGAACGTTATTGGTGCCCCTGCCGCCCTTGTTGACCATATACGGGAATGCCCCTTGGCCAAGGAGTGAATACGTGGACACAACGAAAGCGAGTGCCGCAACCAAGACTCTGTTTTTCATAATCGACTGTGCTTTTACTCTGCCTGACAAAGCGCCAGACGCACGCCATGCGCGCCCGACACCAACGATTCGATTCGTAGCCAGCGAAAGTGGACCGTCAGTGCCACTCGCCATTAGCCCAAATCGACAGCTGGAACTGAGGATCGGAGTCGATGAGGAAACAGGCCGCGTAATTGGCAGACGGAGTTGTGGCATCGCGCTGCGCAGTGGTGTAGAACGGCAGTTGGCCGGTAGTCCCAACCACGCCGCTGCCCTGCGCACTGTAACCGCGCTTCACCCAACCGTAGGTTGAGCCCGGCCCCTTCTCCTTCTGGTACACGTCGCCACTGTCCGTGTCCGTGTATATCTTGCCGACCGGACCGGGCACAATTCCTTCCGGGCTACCGTGTCCCGAAATAGGCTCGCCAGCCTGAATTGTATTCGGCATGATGCTCTGCCATTGCTGCAACCCATCACCTGGACGATACGATCCGCTCATAACGAGCGAACGGTAACCGCACGGCAAGCGTCTATTCAACGGACGGATTCAGCGGGAAAAGATTCTTGCCCCGCCTTACGGCAATGGGTGCCAATTATGGCACCGGGGGAAGATTCAACGGTTGGGTGGGCTTTTGCTCGGCGTCAGCCTTGCCGTCGCCGGGGTAGTTGTTCACCTGAATGGCGATAGGCGGCAGGTTCGCGGCCGGTCGCTGCTGCACCTCGACCTGCTCCTTGGCACCCGCCCTCGCCGCCAGCGCTTGCGCCTGGGCGGCCAAGTCCTTCAACCCTTTGGCGCAATTCGCCATCATGGCCCCAGCTGCGATACGGTCGCCAACGCTGATGTCCTTATCCGGCCGATCCATCATCTCCCGACCCACCTCCAAGGCGCGCTGAAGCTGATCAATTCCGTCAAACGTCGTTACGAGCAGGACGCCATCGGTAAACTTCTGGGTGCGGAACTTGCCCAACTGCTGGAGGGCTTGCACCTTCAGGTCTGTCCACCGCTTTTTGCTGAGCCCCAGCATGTTGCGCACCTGCAACGCCTCCTCCGCCTCCTCCGGCGTGATCTTCGGGTAATTGGACGGCACCCAGCGGGAAGGCTCTTTGTCCTTCTGAAGCGTTTCGATGATCCAATTCAGGTCTTCGTCGGGACCTTCCGACTGTGGGAATGGAGGTTCAGATGCCATGTTTTCGCCACCCATACGGTGCCTCATCCAGACACTCTTCGTCAATCCAACAGTGTGCGCCGCGCAGCCACGTCTTGGCTTCCATGTTGCACCAGCACCCCAAGTCCCTATCGCGGCGTTTAAGGGGGCTGCCGCACGTTTGCAGCGGCCGGAAGAACAGGGGGCACTTGCGGCACACCTCCATCTTCTTCTCGCGCTCAGCCGCAGGCACACGCTCGCCCCGGCCTATTTCCGTGACCCATAGCTTGAACGCGGCACCGATCCTGGACCAGCCGGACGATCCGGTGCACACCGAATACACCCCCGCAACCAGCAGCGCGCCGCACAGGCGGAGCTTAGAGCCGAATGTTGACCAAGCCATTGCTTTCCTTTCTGTGCTCCATCCTCCGGTTTCGTATGTTGAGCATGATTTGCCGCGTAAGCTCGTCATAACACTCCTCTTGCAAAGCGTAGCGCAACGAGTCAATCGGGTGTTTATGGGGGCTTCCCTTCTGCATCACGGCCAGTTCCGACTTGCCGCGCTTGATCGCCTTGATGGCGTTGATCGTGATTGGACACGTCGCGGCATTCAGCCATAGCCGCTCCTCCCACATCAGCCGACGCATCAGGTCGATGCCAGCCCGAACTGACCCGCCCTTCTTCTCCGCCCCGAGCAGCTTGATCTTCCGCACCCCGGACAACTCGTAAATGATTTGGTGATAGTACTTTTTGCTTTCCAGGTCCCGCATGTCAAACACGCTACGGTCCGACCAATGCCGCCACTTCAGGATTTTCCCGGCAGTCCTTTCCCAGAAGTCCATCTTCTCGACTACCTCATTCACAAACTCCGCAGCATCAACATCTTCCCCGATGACGCACACCTCATCCAGCACCTTGAAGCAGGGCATTCCGTTGTATTGCAATGCCGAACTGCCGTAAACCGCTTCCGTGGGAAAGAACTTCTCGACAAACTGCATCGACCAGTTGGTAGAACTGCCTGGGTCCCAAGTGGTTATCATCTCCATGCAGCCCTCCTCCGGATACATCATGTCCAGATCATCGGGCTTGGCTTTGGTGGCAGGGCTGCCGACGATATGGAACGTCGGGCGGAACACCTCGGCGAATATCGAATCTTCCGTGGTGCGAACGCACTCACCCAGGATATAGCGCCGGTAAAGCTCATCGTTGTGTGCGTACTTGGCCTTGAGCAAAGCCACGTGCCGTGGATCGGCAAACGGATTCTGCTCGACCGAAATGTCTATCCGGCCAAGCGCATCCTTCCAAATTTTGAGCGTGGAGATGTCCATTGGCCACTCCTTTTCCTCCAGAAACTCCTGCAAATCAGATGCTTCCAGCAGGTCCCACCATAGATCGTGCAGCCACCACGAGGAGTCGTCGGGCGGGTTGGTATCCGCCAGGAACAGGTGCTCGTGCTCCAGCATCCCGATCATGCGCAAGCATTCCGTCCATGTATCAAACGTCTTCCGGTGGTGGAATGTTGAAATTTCAGGGACGTAGATCATGGAGTAGCGGCGTGGCTTGAACCGATCTTCCACCTCGTCTTCGTTCTTGAGCGAATCCAACTGGATCGTGGTGACGCCCCCCTTGCAGTTTCGCACCTCGCAGGTTGGCTTTTTGCTGACGTTCTGCGTGAACGGCTCCCGCACCCATTCCATGCCGAAGTTTCCGCCCGTAATGGGATTGCCTTGCAGGTCGCGCCCCTTCCACGGTCGACCGTCAGGATGATGCCCGATCCACTCCGGCAGGATGTGCTTGGTGATGTCCTGCCATACGCCGGAATCCATGCCGACCGTCTCGCTAATGGTGATGATTGAGATATTGCCCGGGTCAGTCAGCCACGCGTGCTCGGCCAGACAATGATAGGAGCCCATGGACTTGCCGGAGTAGCGCGGGCCGTTGGCAAGGACAAACTTTTTGCTGCGGCACAGCGACCGCATCTCATCTTGTGCGGGCGAAGTGTTTGGTTTCCACCGTCCATTCGCGTCTACCGGCATAGTCTGGATGCGATTATTTGCTTGCGATTGCTCTCATGTGGCTTTACACGTGCGCCATTAGAGTAATGCCAATCCCGGCAGGCGTTCAAGAACCGAAAGACATATGACAGGTGCCAGTGAATACTCCGCCCCACGTGGCACGTCGCCCGCCACGCTCGCCCAACAGGAACCCGGTGCCGAAGACAACCAGCTTTACCTAAACCCGAACGACCCCGCGTTTGAGTTTACGCGCAGTTGGGAGGACGGCAAATCCTACACCTTGACCGACGTTCGCATCACCCAGGTCAGCCCTGGAGTGTTCACTGTTACCAGCGCGAAGTCGGCGGGCGGCGAGACATCGGAATCCGAGGCAGAGGCTGAAGGCGAGATGGAAGACGCCGAGAATATGAAGGGAGCCATGGGGGCAGCGCAGGAAAGCGACGAAGGGGATCAGTCGCCCTACGGCGGGGACGGGTACCGAAACCCGGCGATCAAGAAAATGATGGCGAAATAACAGAGCTATGGACCTTGGAACCAAACAGCCCGAAAACATGGCGGTGCCCGCGCAGCAGAGCGACAGGGAAGGAAAGGTTTACCCGAGCCTCTACATCGACGGCGAAGTAGCCGAGCAATTCCTGAAGGAATGCGATTGCGAAATAGGCGACGAGGGGGAAGCGGTTGTCCGGTTCAGGCTGACCGGCATCAATAAGCGGGACAATGGCCAGTCCAGCGTCACCCTGGAATGCCGCGCCCTCATGCTGGAAGGCGAAGAGGATGAACCCGAGGAAAGCGATGGGTGGCAGAAGCGCGAGGAGGAAGAGGGGGTTGAAGCGCACAAGGGAAAATCCAGCCGATCCAAAAATCCGGCTGTGTCGAAGTTGATGGAGGAAGATGACGAGGATGAGGAGGACGAGGGAGAGGAGGAGGATTGACCCGCCATGGTTGACATGCGCCTCCTCAAGAGCCGGGGCATAAGCTCCGGCAGCTATCGCCGAATCTTCAGCGGCCCCGCGATCAACTACCCGCCGCGAATCCAGCGGTTGGCCAACCTGATTTCCAATCGCGCCAAGTGGGGTATCAAGATGAACCTCAAGGAGTGGCGCTCCTACGCGGCGATCGACGTTGCCTACGACACCCCGTTCAACCAGACCACCCCCACCCTCATCCAGAACATCCTCGCCCAGCAGATGACCGTGGAAGAGACGCGGGAAGCGCTGAAAGCCTGGGGGCTGAAGGACGATGACCTGTGGATGAAGGTCGAAATGCCCAACGGCAGTTTCAAGCTGGTGCCAAATCCTCCGGTTTTCTTCCAGATTTTCGTGCCGCTGGTAAAGGCGTACGTGACGATCCGGCTGGCCAAGATTTTCAATGAGCGGAACCTGTCTCCACTGCTCAAGTACCAACCGCTGAAACAGACGGCGCGCAACCGCGTGCTCTGCGAGATCATCACCGATCTAGTCAACACCATTTCCACGTGCTACGGCTACTCCTCAGTTCTCCGCCAAGCCGTTCAGCAGATGCTCAAATACGGGGTGATGCTGACCTTTCCGTACGAGGAGTGGCACTGCGAGAAGCAGGTTGTGTTCGATGACGACGGAAATGAGGCGACCGTCACCGACCGCGAAGGGTTGCGCTACTACATTCCGCACCCCACGCGAATGTACTACGATCTGATCTATCCGCTGACCACCATCAACAGCGATACCGGCGTGCGGTGGCTCGGTCACTGGTCCGTTCAGACCTACGGCGAGATTCTCGACAACCGAAAGTACTGGAATCGCCGCAGCATCTTCTCCGGCACCAACTGGTTTCTGCCGGAATACGATTCGACGAGATACTTTCAGGAAATCTACCCGTGCGCCATGGCCCCGGCGTTCACCGCACGATTCGGCATCTCCCCGCCCAAGCGCGAGGATCAGGCGGCGTGGTATAACAACGGGGACCGGGACCAAGCCATCTTCCTGACCCAGCACTACGAGAAGCTGGTGCCGTCCGAGTGGGGGCTCGGCAAGTACAACGAGGACAATCAGCTGGAATCGTCCTACGATTATCCCGTCTGGCACCGATTCGTGCTGGCTGGAGACAACACCATCATTTACGCGGAGCCGATGGCGTACACGCCGTCCTGGTTCATGGGCTACCACTACGACGCGCAGGCGGGGAGGCAGTCATCCCTCGGCCTGGAAGCTATACCGTGGCAGGACCATGTCGGCAACATCCTCAGCCAGATCATCCTGACCGCGAAGCAGAACCTTGCCAACGTCACGTTCTACGACAACCAGATCGTCGATAAGGACGACGTTGAGAAGCTGAAGAACCTCGGTGAGATGATGTACCGGGGCATGAACTTCGTCAGCTACGATTCATTGCTTTTGCAGCGCGCCGGGCTCACCGCCGAAAAGGCGTTCATCCCCGTCCGGCTGGAAAAGCAGTCCATCGTTGAATTGCTGCAAGCCCTGCCGATGGCGCTCAACATCATGGAGCGCGTGCTCCAGATCAGCGCTCAGGAAGTCGGCTCGGCTGCCAGCCACCAGCAGTCCAAGGCAGAGATCATGCAGATCGGCGGCGCTTCCACCAACGGCGCTACCTTCACCGCCTCAACCGTAGACGAGGGTATCGACGCGTGGAAGCGGCAGCTGTTCTCCGCCGCCCGGGCCTATGCCGACACCAACATTACGGCTCAGGTGTCGGCGGACATCGAGAACCTCGACAAACATTTGGTTGATCTTGGATTCACCGTTGTCCACCGGGATACCGAAACCGTGCTGGTTCGCGGCAAAAAGAACTCGTTGCGGCTGGAAGGCTTTGCCGCCAGCAACAAGGGACCGGATCAGGCCGAAGACCAGCAGGTTGCTCAGGCGATCTTTACGACTGCCGGTATCGTCGCCAACAACGCGGCACTCATTCAGGCGGTCGGCGCAAAGAACATCCTCGCATTGCTGGAGAACGCTGCCCGCCTGTCCGGCGCCCCGCGAGACTTCAAGCTGTCCATGCCGCCCCAGGGCGAGAACGGAGAGGTGTCCCCTGCCGTTCAGCAGGCTATTCAACAGGCGATTCAGTCTGCCATGCAGGCAGTCGGCGAGAAGATCGCCAAGCCAGCCGCAGAGGAAATGGCGCAGGACAAGGCTCGCATCGACCAGATCGAGCAGGCAATCCAGCAGTTGCAGGGCATCTATCAGATCGCCAAGCAGACGCAGGACAAGAACCGCATTGCCGCCGAGAAGGCGCAGGCGGATCAGGCCCGCAAGGATGCCGCGTTCAAACGCGAGCAGGCGCGCAAAGACGCCGTTGCCTCCGCCGAGTTGCAGCGCAAGCAGGCTCAGGCACAGAACGACATGAGCATTGCCCAGGAAAAGGCCAAGACAGAAATCGCTATCGACAAGGCCAAAGCCTCGACCGAGCAGCACATCGCTACCGCCTCAGCCGCTCACTCCGCCGCACTGGAATCAGCCCGTCCGAAAGCGGAGCCCAAAAAGGAAGTGTAATTTTGTTGTTGCCAGTTTTGGCACCAGTGGAGTAAAGCACTTTCGGAATGATTCAGTGCCAACGAGTCGCCTTCAGTGCTGAGAACCTCAGCCGCCTCCAGAAGTGGCTTGAAGAGCCGGGGGCGTCAATCGCCATCACCGCCGCAGAAGCCCGCGTCAAAGAGCTTCAGGTGGCTGCCTTGGGAGACGCTCTCAAATGCTCCCAGGGGAAGCCGTTGAAGATCGAGTCCGCGAACCGCAACCTTGAAGTGGCGGCCAAATTCGCCGCATTCCTTGAGGTAATGCGCGAGATGAAGAACCCCGGCACTGAGTTTTTTAACGTTAAACTGACCTGACCACACCGACTATGCCCCAAGACAATACCAAGGACAAAACCGTAGAGAAACAAACGCAACAGCCTCCGCCTGCGGACAATGCGGCGGACAAGAAGCAGGACAAGCCTTTGTCTCCGGAACAGATGGAAGGCGTCACCGCGTTTCTCGGCAGGCACCTCCACGGTAAATCGTTCACCCCGCCCAAGACAGACGATGGCGCGGATGACGCGGCCGGTGATAAGCAGACGCAGGACAAGGTCGCCGCAGACAAGACCGCTGACAAGAAGCCTGACAAACCGGCCGCCGACGCTGCCGACAAGAAGCCCGTGGGCAGGCCGGTCACAAAGCTGAAGGTGCCTG